GTGCTGATGGAGATTCTGAAGAACCGTCCCGACTTCTGCCCCGAATCCTACGATCTGCAATGGGAACTGGAGGATCATGGATGGAACGGCGGAGCAACCCAGGATGACCGCGACGCCCGCTGACCCTCTAGACTAACCACAACAACAACCACACCATGCTGGACTTCGCCATCGACCACCTGCCCGTCTTCATCAACGTGCAGCGTCCCTCGTCTGCCTGTGAGCGTGTCATCCTATCACCTCTGACCCGTCGTGCTATTGTGCAGTGGCACTCGGGCAGCGTGTCCGCCCATGACTGCCGCCGTCGTGACATGCTACGCCTGCTGGTCAACCCTGGCGCTTCGCTGGGACAGTGGGCAAACCGCACACTCCTGCAGCGCCACCAGACCGTGACCCTGTAGACTGACAGCATGAAAAACGATCAACGCCGCTTCACCGTCTTCGTCCCCTCTGACCCCTGGGAATCCATTGACTGCGCGACCTGGGCAGAGGCGCAGCGCCTGCTCGCCATCAAGGCAGACGAGTTCGTCTACGCTGAGATTCGCAAGGATGGCAAGATCCTGGACGACCTGCAGATCCTGTGACAGTTGGCGAACTGTCCACTCAACCCCCCAAACCCCATCAAGGGGTGCCATACTGAAGACATGAACAAGACAACCCGCTACAACTTCCAGACTGGTCAGTACGAGACCCTGCCCGATGGGTGGATGCTGCCCGAGCATGACGACCTGATGGATGCTGATGACTACGACCGCCGCCGTGCTGAGCGTGACGGTTGGGAAACCGTCTGCTGGGATGGTCGCTGACCCTCCAGACCGTCTAGACTGATCACATCAACAAACGAAACAACCCATGACGACCTACAACGGTTGGGCAAACTACGAAACCTGGAACGCTTCCCTCTGGGTTCAGAACGACGAGTTCCTCTACAATACCGCTAAGGCGTGCGTGACCTTCTGCGGTGACAACGAGACCCCGTGGCAGAAGTTCGTCCGCTGCATGACGCAGGGACAGATCGGACGCCACATCGGGCAGACCCCCGACGGCGTAGCGTGGGATGACTCCAAGATCTGCAGCGTGGAGATGAACTCCCTCATGGCAGACCTGGGGTGACCCCCCGCAGGGTGCTATACTGAGACCACACACAACCAACCTACCATGTCCAACCGCCAAGGCGCCATGCTCAAGATTGCAGTTGCTGCCGTTCTGCTCTGCCTGCTCTGGGAACCGATCCGCCCGATCCGTACTGTGACAGCAGAAGCACTGTACACTGCAGGCGACCTGATCGCTCGCTGACCCTGTAGACTAATCACAACAACACAGACGACATGACCCCGAAGCAACTGCCCGCCAACCACATCTTCGGCACCAACGCCAAGCAAGGCAAGCAGGTCGGCAAGCAACCCCCCAACCTGGGCGTGATCTATTTTATGATGTCCGCCAGCAACGCCGTCACAGCAGACACCAGCGAGTGGGTCGCTGTCAAGGTCGGGTTGGCGTCAGGTGGTGAGGCAGAGACCTACAAGGTCCTTTGCAACCACCAAACCAGCAACGACGGGGACACCTTCTACCATGCCTTGCTGCCTGTGACCAACGTCGGCAGAGCAGAGGCAAAGATTCACGCATACCTTCGCGCCAAGGGGTACAGCACCCTGCACGGTGCCGACAGCAAGGTGCCCGCCAAGTATCGCAAGTATTACCAGCAGCAGGAGGGCGGTAGTGAGTGGTTTGTGCTGCCCATGTCTGTGCTGGATGAGACGATTGCCCTGTTCCGCGATGACCTGCCCACGCCTGCCCCTTGGGTTGACGGGTGGATCGGGCAGTCTGAGAAGAACCCCCCCATCCGCTTCCACTATGACGCAGAAGGTCTGCCCCGTTGTGATCTGCGGGGTCGCTATGGTCGCCCCCCTGAGGAAAAGGTGCTGCGCTTTGCCTGGCAGTATCGCAACCTGACAGGGTTCGCCCCCACGGATTCGCTTGGAGCATCTCGCAAGCGGGTGCGCTGAGCAGACCCCCCATCCTAGCACACCTCGGACAGTATTTTATACGTAGTACGGGGGTACTAGGGGCGCCTAGCGGTTTCCAAAAACCCAAACCTCCCCTAACCTACAAAAGTATCCCAAAGACCGATAAATACTATTGGAAATTCATTTTTCCAAACCACTGAAATTAAAAAAATTTTCCCCAGAAAAAATCATGACAGAACCCGTTGTAATTACTGAAGAAACCACCCTACCCGCAGAACCCCCTGAGTATGAAAATTCTGAAAAAGTTATAAGTCAACTCAAAGAAGATCCAAAATTCGTCGTAATGCTGCATGAGCGTCAACTAGAAAGGATGGCGATGATTATTGAAGAAATGGCACAAAGAATTCTAGATCTTGAAAAAAAATTCACTGAACTAGAAGAATCTGTGAGTTTTCCACGAGCGGATTCTCCTATTCCAAATTTTCTCAAAAAATCTAAAAAATCTAAATCATAATGAACAACTACGAAAAAGAACCAAATTTTTACGAACAAATCTTACAAAATTTTGATGCATTTTGTGATGATTTTGAATTTGCAGCAGCAAAACGTTTTGCAGGATTAGATAATGACTCCAAACAACCGATCAACAACACAGAAGTACAAAGAGTTACTCCAGTCGCTGTCCGAGAGATTGACGATGGTGGAGGAGAAAATTTCATTATTAGAACGCCCCCAATTGATGTACAGGCCGCCCCAGTCCCAGACTTATCAGACTATAGCAGAGACTCTTGATATTCTACATAATAAAGTAGAGGAATTAGAAAATGGCAGGAGAAATAGTTAATCCAGGAATGCTTGACAGTCCTTCTGTAATTGGAGCAACAACGTATCCTCCCTTAACGATTGGTGGTGTATTAAAGTCTTTGGATGAACCCACACCTGAAGGTGGTATATACACGACAAATGGTGGTGGTAAGACAAATTCAGACGGATCACCGAATCCAAATATCTTACCGATCATGATCATGGATATAGAAAAGTCTGCAGGTACATATCCTCCAGTGCCTGGTGTCGCACCGCCGCCAATCATACCAACGCCTGCTACGATTAATCGCACAGAGCTGGTTTCTGTGGTGAATGTACCACTGACAGGTGTGTATTTTAGAGGCAACTTGGTGACCGTGGCAGGAGATGGGTTGCTAGCAGCACCTCCTACAATACCGCCTATCAGACCAATTATTGAGAATGTCTTGACATCCCCAACTCTTTACCCTACAATTATTATTGGCACACGAACCATTTAAAGTATTATGGCAGCAAAATCAAAAGTTGGACTAGTAAAAACAAATTATGCTCCTGGCAAACCGAAGAAAACTCGGCAGGGGCGTAGTCAAAATACACATCTTGGAGCGTCTTCACGAAATACTGGTAGGAAGCGTTATAGAGGGCAAGGACGCTAAATGCCGAACGCCGAAAACTCCGAAAATTGAATAGTGGGATAGTAACCCCAATAAAAGTTCTGTGTAGTTACAGGACAAATTTATGGGCAACCATTTTAATGTAGATAAAAGTCAGGAATTCGTTGAGGAGGGCATGACTCTCATTACGGAAACAGATTCGGATATATATCTGAATCTAGCGGCAAAACGAAATAGAAACAAGAAAAAAGAAGAACTATATGATATTCCTAAGGATCGTATGAGTCGCCCGTGCGGCGGAGCTGGAGGTTTTGATGATTTTGTTGAAAGATGGCATGTTTAAAGGTCACTAAATAACTAGTGACTTCGTAGACTATTAATGGCAAAAACGTCTAATCTCTCTTTTAGAGATATTAATATTACGTTTAAAAAGCATCCTGTTACTGATGATCTCGTTGTCAGTAAGGATAATGCTGCCATTAAACAGTCTATTGTAAATATTTTATTAACGAACAAGGGCGAAAAACTTTTTAATCCAAATTTTGGATCAGACGTTAGATCGTATTTATTTGAACCTCTTGACTATGCTACTGCGGCACAGATTTCAAATAACATCAGATATACAATATCCACGTACGAACCAAGAATTTCTATACTATCAATTGAAACAAATCCGAATTTTGATGAAAATCAATTTGATGTTGAAATGACCTATGAAATTATTGGATCTGATGCTCCGCCTACAACCATAGAGTTATTCCTGACCAGGACCCGATAATGCCATATACCCAGTTAAATAATCTAGATTTTGCAGAAATCAAGATTGCTCTCAAAGAATATATGAGGGCACAATCAGATTTTACTGACTATGACTTTGAAGGTTCTGCTCTAAGTCAGTTGCTAGATGTATTGGCATATAATACGTACTACACTGCGTTCAATGCCAATATGGTAGTGAATGAAATGTTCTTAGATTCTGCTACGTTAAGAGACAATGTAGTAGCTCTAGCAAAGCAACTTGGTTATACTCCTAAGTCAACAACTTCTCCGAAAGCAATTGTTAATTTTTCTGTAACTTATAAAAATATCAATTCAGCACCGGCAGCAACAATATTGAAAGCAGGTAATGCATTTGTTACGAATTATGATGGCACACTATATCGGTTTGTTTTAGCAGAGGATAGACGAGCAGAAGTATTAAATGGTGTAGCTACATTTGAAAATGTTGAAATCTATGAAGGTTCCTTAATCAACGTATCTTTTACAGTTAATCAGTCACTTAAAAACCAACGATTTATTATTAAAAATCCTGGTATCGATACCACTACACTAAAAGTTTTAGTTTATGAATCCAGCACTAGCACTGTTTACGAAGAGTATACATCTGCAAATTCTATTTTAAATATCAGTTTGGACGACAAAATATACTTCATTAACGAAGGTGAAGATGAGTCATATGAACTTTTCTTTGGTGATGGTATACTTGGTAAAAATTTGTCTGATGGTCAAATCATCAATATTAGTTACATTGTAACGAATGGACCTGATACAAATGGTGCAAAAACATTTACATTCAATGGTAGGATTGTAGATGAAAATCAATCTTTAATTGTTGTTCCATTTACCATTGGAGTGGTTTCAACAGTAGCAAAAGCAACGGGTGGTGCTGAAATTGAAACTATCTCAAAAATTAAATTTAATGCTCCTAAGTTTTTTGGATCTCAAAACAGAGCAGTCACAGTAGATGACTATGCCGCAATCGTAAGAAACTTATATCCAGCTGTGAGTGACATTATTGTATTCGGCGGTGAGGATCAAGAACCACCAGCATATGGGAAAGTTTTTATCTCTGTAAAGCCGAAAGAAGCTGCAAGTTTGTCCTCTTTGACAAAAAATGAACTAGCAAACGAATTAAAAAAATATTCAGTTGCTTCAGTAAAACCAGAATTTATTGACCCATCAATTTTATACATTGAACTTGCAAGTGATATCTATTATGACAAAAAGAAAACAAATTTATTACAATCTCAAGTAGCAGCAAAAGTTGCTGGTGCAATTCAAGAATACTTAGAAACATCCGAAACAGAAAAGTTTAATGGTAAGTTTAGATATAGTAAATTTATTGGTGTAATTGACAACTCAGACCGAGCAATTAATTCAAATATTACTGAAATAACTTTAAGAAAAGATTTTTACGCTCAAATTAATTCATCTTCATACTATGAAATTTGTTATCAAAATTCTTTCCTAGAAGATTGTGATAATCCAGTTGTATCATCTACGGGTATGGTAGTTTTTGAGCATCCCACTTATACCTCATATTTGGAAGATAGAAATGGGAAAATCGTCCTATATAGACTAGATTCTGTGACTGGTGAAAAAGTTCTTTTGAATGATTTTATCGGTGATATTGATTATGCTAAAGGTGAAATTAAAATGTATAACTTCACAATCTTAAAAGGATCATTTTCCGATAATCGTATTGAGTTAAGAGTAAAACCAGCGAATAAAGATATTGAAGTTAAACGTGAGGTATATCTTAATGTAGATATATCACAAAGTACTTTCGTGGCATACAAAGAGTAGTTTAGATGTTAAAAACTGCCAACAAAATCTCATTTTTAATTGAGTCTCAGCTACCAGACTTCATTAACGAAGAATATGAACTTTTCGGCAAGTTCATACGAAAGTATTACGAGCAATTAGAGTTACAAGGACAACCTCTGGATATTATTCAAAATCTAGAAGTTTATCATGATATTGATTTTTACGAGAAAAATATTCTTGTACAATCAACGGAATTGTCTAGCGGAATTACGGCGACCAATGATACAATCACTGTTGCTGATGCAACATCATTTCCCGAAAATGGTGGATATATCAAGATTGATGATGAAATTTGTTTCTATAAAAAAAGAACAAATACACAATTTTTAGAAGTTTCTAGGGGTGTTAGCGGAAATACAACTCTTGGAGATCTATATTCAAACAGCACATTTGTAACAACACAAGCGAAAACTCATGTTGGTGGGTCAACTGTACAAAATATTAGTAACTTATTTTTATATTCTATTGTTAAAAGTTTTGAACAACAATATCTTGCAAATTTTCCCGAAGTATATTTAAAGGAAGCTGTAGATAAAAGAACATTAATCAAAAATATTACTTCATTTTATAAATCAAAAGGCACAGATAATTCAATCAAATTTTTATTTAAATGCCTAATTGATCTTTTTGGTCCTGAACCAGAAATTTTATATCCAAGAAATTCTACATTAAAAAGTTCGGAATCAAATTGGATTCAAGTATATGCATTACGAGCAAAAATTATTTCTGGAACTCTAAAAAATTTAATTGGCAAAAAAATTATTCAAGACATTGGTGGAAAATATGCCTCTGCTACCGTTGACAATGTAAAATTTGCTGGTACTTTTGATGGTGAAGATCTCTATGATATTATACTTGCAGAGAATACTGTTAATGGACAATTTGAAATTGCAGCAAAAACAAAATTAACAAAACCAATTTTATTTTCGGATTCGGTAGGAAGTAGAATAAATGTATTTTCAACCATGGGTTGGAAAAAAGAAGGAGAATTTATAATCGGAACCGAAAAAATTACTTTTAAAGATAAAAATGTAAATCAATTTATTATAAAAACTAGATCTGCATCTATATCATATCCTGTTGGCGAGTCCGTAATTTATGGAGCAAATGTATCTGGATCTAATGTTAACTTACTTGTTTATGGAATTCTATATGGTCTTACTACAAATACTGCTTTTCCATATTCAAATTCCGGGGATTCGGTTGAAATTTCTGAATCTGGATTTTTAACAAATGATATTAAAATATTTGATGTACAAAATAATCTTAGGTGGATTACTACATCAGGAGTTCCTAATTCTCAAAATCATGCAAATGTTTCCTCTGCAATTAATAAATTAAACTCAAACGTTTCTGCAATTTTTGAGGATGGTACTGGATATTATATTACTTCATCTGGTTTTCCATCTCATGATATTATTAAATCTGGTATTAGCGATATTCCAAATGATATTTTTGATCAAAAACTTTTAAGAATTATAAGAAAATATCCGATACAAACAACTGAGATTTATGAGACAAAGTATAGAGATATTGGTATTGCTATTAATGGTATTCCACTCTTAAGTTGCAAAGATGAAGATACTGTATTAAATGGTCCTATAGAAAATATCAATGTTGAATCACGAGGATCTGGTTATCAAAAAGCACCATTTGTATTAGTAAATGGAGTTAATGGATTGGCTAGATCTATTCTTGCTGGTCAAGTTGTTGATAGGATTGTTGTTGATTCTCCAGGGAGTTACACTCAAACCCCCAACATTGAAATTATTTCTGGACGAAATGCTATAGTAACAGCAATTGTTACAAATGGAGAAATTACTAGCATTAAGATTAATAACCCAGGTGAGTACTATTCTTCTCCTCCCCAAGTGAGAATTACTGATATATCTGGTAAAGGAAAATTTGCAGATTTTCGTGCTGTTATTTCTTCTGCTGGAAAACTTGTTGGATTTGAAAAAATAAATGGAGGAAGACTTTACACAAAAGAAAATACAATCATAGATATTATTTCTGTTGGATCTGGAGCAACAGCAACAGCAAATATTAAAGTATGGAGAAAAGATAAGTATTTTAAAAATTTATCTAAACTTGATAATAACAATGGATATTTCTTTAAAAACTATGTTGCGTTTCGTGGATACGGTTATGCATATTATGCGTCTCCAAACGCTCTAAGACAATCAGATACAGGTTCTACTCATTCGCCTATTTTGGGATTTGCGTATGATGGTAATCCCATTTATGGTCCATACGGGTATCAAAATCCGTTGAACGCTCAAAGTTCTATTGTTAGAATGACAAGTAGTTACTTCAGAAACACTTCAAGAACAAATGGTCCAACAGTAGCAACATATCCACTAGGAACATTTGTAGATGATTATTCATATATTGATAAGTCTGGATCTCTTGATAGAAATAATGGAAGATTTTGTGTAACTCCAGAATTTCCAGAGGGAACTTATGCTTATTTTATTACTGTTAGTTCAACAAACATTCCAGAATTTCCCTACATCTTAGGGCAAAATTACTATTCTCTTCCAATTGATTCAAATTATAATTCTGAAATTTCACAGGATGATCTCCCTGTTAATGCAAAAAGATTAAGAACTGTTGATATTGATTCAAATGGTGATTTATCCATTGCAAAGATTGAAGATGTACAGAGAGGAACAGTTTCTTCAGTTGATATTTTAAGTAGTACAGATAATTTTTCTGTTGGATCAGAAGTCATAGTAAATAATGATCAAACAGAAGGATCTGGTGCAGAAGCAAAAGTTTCTTCTGTTAAAGGAAGAAATGTCATTTCTATAAATTCTCAAACAAATAAAATTTTATTAGTTGATTTAGTTTCAACAGCGTATCTCTTCAACGGTGATACAATTACACAAGCAATAACTGGTGCTACTGGAAAAATAGTTGGTAATGTCTTTAGTGCCAATAAATTTGCTCTTAAAAATGTTTCTGGAACATTTAATAAGTCCGAAGTTTTGAGTTCTAGTACTAAAGTTCTTTCATTAATTTTAGATAAAAATTCATCATATACAAAAGGTGCTACATTGTCTTTGTCGGATGGTATTAGTGTTGCAGTAGCAACTGGAGAGGTTCTTGAATCAACAACAAACCAAAATACAGTAAAGGTAAAAGTTTTAACAGGAACATTTAGTATTTTATCTCAATTATTTTTGACAAGTTCAAATTTAATTGATACCACGGGATCTAAAATTGTTTCTATCAATTCATTGAGTGATAATTTAATAATCTTTGATATTAAAGACAACGTCGCATTATTAACCACAAGCGATAAACATGGTGTGGGAATTGATGAATTCATTGATATAGACATCAATCCAAATGATACAACGACTTCAACTACGTATTATGTAAGAAACCGTATATATCAAGAAGTTACTTTAGCAACTCCAGTATTACAAAGAACTTTAACTGATACTGGTATTGGTAGAATAGAAATTTTGAACGGTGGTAAAAATTATACACCTAATGTTTATTCTGGAATAGCACTATCTGGAGGATCTGGGAAAAACGCAAAAGCAACTATTACAGTATCTTCTTCTGGATCTGTAACAAGTGTAGTAATTACAGATAAGGGCACTGGATATCAAAAATTTGATCTTTTGACAGTTGGGAGCACTGCGTTATTAAAGACAAATACAACCACACCAAATTTAACTTTACGAGTAGATCATTCTGGATTCGCTTTACAGAATACGCAATTATTTGTTGACAGTACAATTGGATTTACCACTGGTGATTATTTAAAACTTGGTAATGAAATTTTATTAATTCAAAGTAAGACAGCGAATAAATTAACAGTTTTAAGAGCACAAAAAGGAACAAAAGCAGTAGATCATTTCAACAATTCTGAAGTGTTTCTTTATGATGGAGGATTTACACTACAAACTGGATATCAAATTGGTGCGGGGGCAGGAGCACCAACTTTGTTCTCATATGATCCTATCACCCAAAAAGCAATTTTTGTTTACGGATATAATCAAACATTGACTAGTATTTCAAAATTAACTATATCAACAGTATTTTTTGATCAAAGTGCAGATCCAAGACTAGTAAAAATTATAAATGTTTTAGACCCAAAATTATATTTTGAATTTTCTAAAAATAATACTACATTTACTAGAAATCAAATTATTGATATTAAAAAGTTTTACAAATATAAGTTTGATGTTTCTCATTCGTCAATGGCAGGTGTTAATTTTGATTTTTCTCCTAGTATCAATTTAAATCTAGTGGCACCAGAAAAAACAGTTTCTGGATCAATTATTGATATTAAGCTTGGGTTTGGACCTAGAATTTCCACCAATCAACATTTAAAAAAACAAAAAGTAACATTCAATAAGTATTTTTACTTTGATCAAAATAATAATGTAAATTCTGAAGGTTCTTATTTAAATGTAATTGATGACCCCCTACAGGGTAGGAAGAAGGCGCTGTACGTTACTGATACTCAAATTGTATACGACACAACAATCAAAGCACCGCACGACGGTTCTGGAGCAATTTCGTACACGTCTGAATCTGTATTTTCACTTGGTAAGATTAATACAATATCAATTACAAATATTGGCAATGATTATAAAAAAATTCCTTTAATTTCTGGAATTGCACCATCAAAGGAATCAATTGCTCTTGCTTCATGTACAGTTTCAAGAGGTAGAATTTCTAGCATTAATTTATTAAGTTCTGGTAAAAATTATTCAAAACCAATTGTTGTTGTTTCTGGAAATGCTTCTCTACGAGCAGTGGTTGATTCTGGTAAAATTACAGGTATTATAATTAATAATGCTGGATCTGGATATACAAGTGCCCCAGTAATTAAAATTGTAGAATCTGATGTTACTGCATTTTTTAATAGTAATGATATTGGTATCCCACGAAATGTTAAAATAATCAATATTGGTGGCGCGTATCATAATGATAAAACATTATCATCTTCGTTTAGATCAAATTATATACTAAAATTATCTAATTTTAACTACGATGCTTTTAACATTGGAGAAACAATTATTCAGAAACTTGGAAACAAAGAAGTTGCACGAGCACGTATAACTTCCTGGAGATATGGATCCAATTTACTATTAGTTGATAGAGTTGTTGGTATTTTTAGAGAAAACCAACAAATTATAGGACTAGCAAAAAACCAGTCTGCTAAATTAGAATCTATTTCATTTACTGAATTTTCCCCCCAAATTAAAACATACTACGATAATCAAGGATATTATACATCTGACTACGGAAAGATAAGTAATTCAAATCAAAAAGTAACAGATTCCTATTACTATCAAGATTATTCATATCTTATTAAATCAAAATCATCCATCAACACTTGGAGATCTTTAATTAAATCTACTGCTCATCCAGCTGGGTTCCAAATTTTTGGCGAAATTCTTGTTGAATCTAATTCAACTGCAAGTATGAGTAATGATACTTTGATTAAAAATACTAGTATTATTCAACTATGGGATGAAAATAAAAACAAAGTTACAGTTATCAACACTACTAAAAAAACAACTCAAATTATTGCTTTAGTAAAATCTTTAGAGGTTGAGAGAGGGGTTGGTTCTATAGCACTAGATACTGCAAACTATTCAGAAATTATAGCAAAACCAGTATTCTTAGTCCAGGATTTTAATGGTGCTTTTACTGATAATGGAAATCTTGAAGGCACTACCGTTTTTAATTTAGTAGATCAATCAAATAATGCAATATTTCCATACAACGAACAAGCATTAACAATTACTATTGATGGTATTTTACAAGAACCAAAAGTTGCATATACGATTTCAGGAGATAAAATTATTTTTTCTCAACCACCATTGGGTCCATCAATAGTAGATGGTCAAAGTGTTCCGAGTGTTAGATTTTATGGAAGGTGGTTCCAGTTTAAAACAAATACATTAAATCAACAATATTTTAAGAAGATTAAAAATATTTTTCAAAGAAATGGAAGATGGATAGATGCTGCAAATCAATTAGAAAGGAATAGAGAATATATTCAAAATGAAACTTTGGGCTATATTAAATCTAAATATCCAAATTTAACATGGGGTATTTTAAGTACAAAATG